GCCAGCAGTTACTAGAATAGGCGATGCTGATGTAACTCATTGTAGTGGTATGACAAGAGCTGCTGGGTCAAGTAATGTATTTGTGAATGGCATAGGTGTTTCAAGGCAAGGTGATGTTAATACTACTCATCTTTTGCCGCCTAATATACCACCTTGTCCCTCTCATGCAGCTGGTATCGCTTCAGGATCATCAACTGTAAAAGTTAATGGTAAAGGATGTGGTAGAGTAGGTGATGGCATATCAGGTTGCACTTCTGTAGCTGCAGGATCAAGTAATGTCTTTGCAGGATAGTAGTATAAATAGTAGTAGGAGAGATTAAATGGCAAGTTATGACGCTGGTTCGCTAACAAATAAAACTAAAAAAACTGAAAAAGTCTATAAAGATTTAAATTTAGATTTTCAACAGAATAGTGCTACTAAAGACATTCAAAAAATAGAAAATGTTGAATCAGTAAAAAGAAGTGTAAGAAATTTAATTAATTTAAATTATTATGAGAAACCTTTTCATCCTGAGATAGGATCTAATTTAAGAGGTTTATTATTTGAAAATATAACTGCTCAGATAAGTCACTATATGGGCAAACAAGTAGAATTACTAATTAGAAATTATGAACCTAGATGTAAAATGGTAGAAGTTGTTAATAGACCAGATGTAGAAAGAAACGGATATTCCGTTTCAGTATCTTTTTATGTGGTTAATACACCTGATCCAATACAAGTAGAAACATTTTTAGAAAGATTAAGATAATATGGCAACTAAACTAGATATATCACAATTAGACTTTGACGGAATTAAAGATAATCTAAAAACTTTTCTATCACAACAAGATGAGTTTACTGACTACGACTTTGAAGGTGCTGGTATGAATATCTTATTAGATGTTCTTGCCTATAATACACACTATCTTGGTTACAACGCTAATATGTTAGCAAATGAAATGTATCTTGATAGTGCCGATCAAAGAACAAGTGTGGTGTCATTAGCAAAACAAGTTGGTTACACTCCTAAAAGTGTTACATCATCAAAAGCAACAATTGATGTGCTTGTTAATAATGCAAGTGGTTCATCTATCACAATGTCAAGGGGAACACAATTTACAACTTCAGTTGATGGCACAAATTATGCTTTCGTAAACAATGCTGATGTAAGTATCACGCCTGTTGATGGTGTTTACAAATTTTCTAGTCTAGATATTTTTGAAGGCACATATTTAAATTTTAAATATACGGCAAATACCTCTGATACAGATCAAAGATTTATTATACCGAATGATAATGTTGATACGACAACTCTTACTGTTAAGATTCAAGAATCTGCTTCTGATTCTACAACAAACACTTATACATTAGCTGGAGGTATAACAGGATTAGATTCCACATCACAAGTTTATTTTTTACAAGAGGTTGAAGATGGAAGATATGAAGTTTATTTTGGTGATGGCGTTCTTGGAAAAGCAGTCGCTGATGGTAACATTGTAATACTAGATTACATAACTTGTAATCGTGAAGAACCAAATGGTGCCACTACATTTACTTTATCAGGATCGATAGGTAACTTCTCAAACGTTACTATCACAACTTTAAATAATGCTGCTAACGGTAGTGGTCCTGAATCAATTAAATCAATTAAGATCAATGCGCCTAGAGATTACTCGGCACAAGATCGTGCTGTGACGGCAGAAGACTATAAAGTTCTTGTCAAGAGTCTATATGCAAATGCCCAATCAGTTCAAGTCTATGGTGGTGAAGACGCTGCCGTTCCTGATTATGGTAAAGTATATATTTCAGTTAAAGCAAAATCAGGTTCTAATCTAACAGAATTAACAAAAGCAAATTTAGTTAAGTCTTTAAAATCATTTGCTGTTGCTTCGGTAACACCTGTGATTATTGATCCTGAAACAACTTTCATAACTCTAACTACAACTTTTAAATACGATTCTAGTTTAACAACTAAAGACGTATCAACACTTGAAACAAATGTGATAAATGCTATTTCAAATTACAATACAGACACATTAGAAAATTTCACAGGTATGTTTAGATATTCAGAGGTATTAAAAACAATAGATGGCGCTGATAGTTCTATACTATCAAACATTACAAAAGTTAAAATGTATAAATTTATAACACCTACTTTAAATTCAGCATTAAAATACACACTATCATTTAATAACGCATTTTACAATCCACACTCTGGTCATGCTTCAGGTATGGGTGGTGTTGTTTCTTCAACAGGATTCAAATTCAATGATGACAGTTCAACAAATGAACACTTCCTAGATGATGACGGTGCTGGTAATATTAGAGTTTATTATTTAAGTGGTACTACAAGAATATACACAAATTCAACTTTCGGAACAATTAATTATACGACAGGAGAATTAATCTTAACTTCTGCTAACATAACAAGTATTTCAAATGTCGATGGTGCAGCTAGCACACAAATAAGAGTAACCGTACAACCAGATTCAAATGATGTCGTGCCTGTAAGAAATCAAGTATTGTCTATCGATACTGCCAACTCAACTTTCACAGCATCGGTAGATGAGATAGAAAGTGGTAGTTCACAAGCAGGAACAGGTTACACGACTACCAGCAGTTATTAGGTGGTAAGTAATGGCAGATAAAAAGAAAACAAATAAAAAAAAAATATCGACACTCATCAAACAACAAGTTCCTGAGTTTGTATTAACAGATCATCCTAAATTTACAGAGTTCCTTACTTCATACTTCCTATTCATGGAATCTGCTGAATTAAATCTAGATCAATTCACAGGCATAGATAATATACTTTTAGAAACAGTAGGTGTATCAGACAGTTTTGTATTATTAAATCAGACAAACAGATATGGTCTAGACGCAAATAACAAAGTCGTTGACGAACAAAATACTTTTGGTGGATCATTTACAAAAGGTGAAACTATTACAGGATCAACATCTGGTGCTACTTCAACTGTATTAGCAGAAGACACGATAGCAAACGATAGATTATTCATTTCAGCAAACAATGGTTGGATAACAGGAGAAACTGTCACTGGTTCTACTTCAGGTGCGACTGCCAAAGTTGCCAAGTATCGTGCAAATCCAGTAGAGAACATTCAACAGTTATTAAACTATTCTGATCCAGATCACACGATTAGTGATTTCTTAAATCAGATGAAAGAGGAATTTCTTAATACAATTCCTAGAGATACAGATGACGCCGTAAGCACAAGAAAATTAATCAAGAATATTAAATCTCTATACAGAGCAAAAGGTACTGCAAAGGCACACAAGGCTTTCTTTAGAATATTATTTAACGAACCATCAGAAATTTATACACCGACAGATGATATGTTAAGGGTATCGGATGGTTCTTGGAATGTTCAAACATTTATTCGTTGTACACAAACGGCTTTACAATCTGTTAATTATCCTATCTTCTTAACAGGTCAAGTCATAACACAGGCAAACGATCCTTCTTCAACAACAGTAAACAAAGCAACTGCAATCGTAGAAAATGTATTAAAATTTACAGAAGGTAGCACACAAATAATTGAGATAGTTCTTAATACAGAAACAATATCAGGAACTTTCGTAAACGGTGCAACTGTGACAGGAATAAAAAATGATGATGAAGATGTCACTATCGGTGTGACCGTATCACAATGTTTATCAACAGCAGTTATCACAAACAATGGTAATACATTGACAGTAGGTGATGAGGCAACGGTATCTGGTGGTGGAGGTGCTGGTGCCAGAGTTCAGATACGAGATATATCAGGTGCAGGTGTATCCGAAGTTATTGTAAATGCCGCTGGACAAAATTATGTAGAGGGTGATGTTCTAACATTTAGTTCAGGTACTGCTCAGGCAAAAGTTTCTATTGTTAATGGCGGTATCGCTCCTGAATCAGGAAGTGTAGATTCTCATATTGAATTAGAAAGTGGCACTATCACAGGTGGTGGATCAGGTGACATACTAATGGAAGAGGCACATGATGGTGGTCTAGGTTCTAAAATATTATCTGAAGATTCTGCAATGATTGATAATGAAGTTAAATTAGAATTAGAAAATGAAGTTGGTCATTTAGTATCAGAAGAAGATGGTGGAAATCAAACTTCTGAAAGATTTTACATTCTTAATCAAGAATCAGAATTAGATATTCCTTATGGCATGGAAGCAACAGATCATATTGTTCAAGAGGAATTTTCTGCTAGAGAAGGAACTATTGGCGATAAACTTGTTCAACAGAATGCTACAGGCACAGGTGATATAACAGATATAAGAATGATCGCAAGTGGTTCTGGATATACAACTTTACCTACAGCAACAATTGATGGTGTTAGACATATAGCATTAGAAAACGCAACATCTTCGGTGACAAGTGATTTTAGTAGAATAGAATTTGAAACAGGTGGAAGAGTATTAAATGAATCATCACTTGCCGTTTTAAATGCTGTTAATGGAACAGTTATACCTTTTGGTGATGATATCGGTAGGGCGACATCATTGAATATTATTGAACATGGTATTGATTACACATCAGCACCTACATTAGAATTTCCTCATTACGCTGTTCTTAAAACAGTTTCAGGAACAATATCTGCTGACGAAACATTTACATCAAACATTTCTGGTGCGACAGGCACAGTCATATCTTTTAGTGCCCCTCTTTTAAAATATACGGCAACTACAAGTGAGTTAGTCGAAACAGATACGGTTACATTTTCTAGCGGTGAAACTGCTATTGTAGCAAAATCAGATCCTTTAACTGGTACTGCAACGATAGGTTCTCAGGTCACGACCTCTGGAAAATATATAAATCAAGATGGACATCTTTCAGAAGGATCTAAAAAGATTCAAGATAGTTTATACTATCAAGATTATTCTTATGTTGTTAAAGTTGCAGAATCAATTAATAAATGGCGTGACGCTCTCAAACGATCAGTTCATCCATCTGGTTTCTATGTCACTGGAGAGGTGAACATTCAAACAAGATTAGCAGGTGGTGTTAGACAACCAGTCGGTGCTACATTGGCTGCTGGATTATTCTCTGGCACTTCTGATAGTCCAATATACATGAGATTAAATACATTGTTCTCTACTATCTTTGGTAGAAGAACAGGAGTTGGATTAAAATTTATGAGTAATAGTGTTCAGTTAGATGGCAAGACTCTAGTATCTTCTGCTGTGGCAAGAACAGGTGTGGCAGTAGAACCACAAAACGATTATAGAGATACAAGTTCTAACACGACAAAAGAATTAAATCTATATCCTGAAACTACAATCGAAACAGAAAAAAGAAGTAGAACAAACTTTTATACAAACACATCATATATAGCAAGAGATACTGCTGTGAAAAATGGATTTGCATATGCAGGTCCTAGATTAAAGACTTTGAATACTTTTGCCCTTTCAGCATTTTCAGCTAATAACGCAATAACACTAGAAGGTGGTACTGGTGCAGGTGAGATAATACTAGAAAATGAACACGGCGTATTACAACACCCTCAATCAGACTCATTTAGCACTAGACTTAATTCTTGGACAAATTTAAGATTTACAGGTACTTTGAACACAAGTGTTGATGGAGAAACAATAAGAATATCAGACTTTAATGGTACTACCTCAAATCCTAATGTT